TTACCCAGGGAACCAGTGCCCCCGGTAATCAGCCACTCTTTATTATTTAATCTATACATTTCATCCCCTTAATCCTGTAATAGAATCAGCCAATTGTAACAATTCATTTTCTTTTAATTGAAATTTACTATTTACAATTTTGTCAATTTTTTCTATTTTTGCGTAAAATTCACTAATATCTTTAGGAGTCCAACAATGATTATAATTGCTCTCATAACCTTCTTTATCATCCAAATCAAAATGAAATTCTAAACACTGTGCCAATAAAGAAATAGATTCTCTAATTACATCTATACCTTTTGTATGGTCGGAATAACCAACATATATATTTTGTTTTTTTTGTTTTAAAACAATTAAAAATATTTCGGATATTCTTTTCAGAGCAGCTTCATTATAAGGACAAGGATATTTTGAAACGCAATGCATAAAATAATATTTTTGCTTTTCACTGTAATTTAAAAGAATCATATCTAATAAATTAGAGATATCTTTGTTGTTCGCTAATCCACAACTTATAAAAAAATCTTTTTTCGTATCTAAACAAGCCCCAATTAATCCTCTCCTTTTTATATCAAAAGATGAAATTTTATAAAAATCAACATAATTTTTAGTCTCGTCAATCGCTTCATTATAAAAAGGAGTAATTCCAAATTTAATATCAATTTGTTTACAATAATCTGATATTTTTGGTATTAAATCTTTACTTAATTGCTGATTATTATATTGTTGAAATGTATCATAATCCAACGATTTATATAATCGATTAGCATCAAACAATTGAAATTTAACATCGGTAAACCCAGATAATTTAGCTTGTTTTATTAATTCTTTCGTTCGGTCCCAATCATTATTGTGATTAGAACCAATTTCAGCCACCATTCTTATCATTTTTTATTCCTTTAATTCATTTATATTTTGTGCAACTTTATGAAATGCTTTTGATATGTCGTATATGTCTGATTGATCAAGTGGCAAACTCTGAAAAGTAGTAAAACAAAAACTTTTATTTTGTAATTCTTCAACAATAGGAAAAGATACGTTTGTATAAAAATAATTATTACAAAAAATAGGCATTTCGTATAAAGGTTTTATATAACCTTCCCAAATTAAAGGATCTGTTTTTTCGGTAACGCCCATACTTGTTTTTTCAATTCTTAATTCAGCTTTTAAAGCTTGAATAAATTTACTTCTGGTTATCCCTGCTATTTTTTCATTAAAGATAAATGGTAACACATAATAAGAATGTTCACAATTATCCCGAACTTTACCCCATTCAATAAAATCTAAATTTATATTCTCTTGTAACTGAAAAACACGTTCTTTTCTTCTATCTACTTCCAAATCAATATTTGAATGAAATTCAGAAATTGAAAAACCTTTAAATTGCTCTAATAAAATTGCAGCTTGAATCTCTGTCATTCTCATATTAAACCCATATTGATTTTCAAAATTACAAAAATCAAATTTAACTTCATCTGGCATACTGTTTATAACAGATTCGACGTGATTTCTTAATAATGCACATTTCATATATAAATCTTCATTTTGAGTAATAATTAAACCACCCTCACCACAAGTAAAATGCTTGCCCTGTGTAAATGAAAAACATCCAATATCACCAAGCATACCAGTTAATAAACCATCAAAAGAAGCTCCCAAAGCTTGTGCACAATCTTCAATCACATATAAATTATTTTCTTTTGCTATTTTATTAATTGCTTCATAATTATGAGGATTACCAAATAAATCAACTGAAATAATAGCTTTCGTATTTGGTGTAATTTTTTCCTTAATACTTTCAGAATCAAGACAAAAAAAATCTTTTTCTATATCGGCAAAAACTGGTTTGGCTTTGTATAACATCGGAGCAGTTGCCGAGCATGTCATTGACCATGGTGTTACAATTACTTCCTGACCATAATTTAAATCAATAGCTCCACAAGCAATGTGTAAAGCGGACGTACAACTATTTACAGCCAAAACTTTTACTTTTTTTCCTGTTCTTTCAAAATAATAATCCTCTATATAAGTTTCTAACGCTTTTACATATTCACCACCCCAAAAATGTTGACCAAAAGAACCCCGATAACCAGATAAATTATCAGAATCAATAATATTACAAACAGTTTCTTTAATTTTATCTTTATTATATAAAAATCGAGTAGGCCAAGCATTTTGTCTTATATTTTTTCCACCATTAATAGCTAATTTCATCCTCAAACTCCTTAATTGTATATTCTTCTTTTTAAAAATTTTACCTCTTCCTTTAATTCTTGAATATCATTACAAACAGATTCAACAATTATAGGGTAATTATGTAAGTCAATAACACCCTTAGCAATATCAAAATGATACATTTCTTTTATAAAAGGTCTATGACATACATTATTGATAGTATTACTCAAATGAATTTGTTTAATACTATATTGATTTAAATTAACAAACTTAGTAGCAAATTCAATCCCATTCTTAATCGCATGAGAATAATCAAAACAAATATGAAATTCATCCGGGAATAAAGAAAAATCCCGTTCTATATTTTCAATTAAAATAAACTGTCCAAATTCATCTTTAAAAAATTGTGGAATAGTCCCTTTTGAATAAACATGACAAATAAAATTATTCACACGTAATTTATTTCTTTTTATCATACTCATTATTTTTTTATAACTCGGAACTGGTCCCAAAAGATGTAAACTTATATGCTTCATATTTCTTAACCATTCAAAATTAACCTGACTAAGATTAAAATTTTTAAAATCTTTTTCTGACATTGTTAATTCAATGGCGTTAATTTCATCTTTAAAATTTTCCCGATATAAAGTAATAACAGCATCTTTATTTTTACAAGGAAAAAATGTATGCACACACCCCAAACTTAATCCAAATGTCATAATGGCTCCTTTAATAATTCAGTAGGAATTTCATTTTTGTTTATTTCCAATAATTCCAAATTGATTTTTAAAAAATTAATTATTTCATACCAATGAAAATAAGAACTTGAATTTTTATTTTCAAAATGATTACAAATTCTTTCAATTAAAATTTTATCCTTTTCCGTATCAAGACTTAAATGCCATTCTGGAAAATAAAAACCAACACCAGCCATATCATTATAAAATTTAGGCTTTGGGAAAAGTTTTTCCCGATTATACCAAATATTCCAACCAGTATAATTTTTAATATACATTGTTTCATTTATTATTTTTTGATAAATTTCTTTTGTATAAACTTGTATATCAAATCCATCCGGATAACTACGAACTATGCAATTTGCTGAATAATCAACCCCATAAAAAAATAATTTATCAATTAAAAAGTCAGCCAAACCAGGATCAAAAAAAGTACAATCATGACTAATATCCACAATTATATCAATATTATGTGTTTCGGCAGCCTCATATGTTCTCAAAGCTATATTTGCATGACTTCCCGTAAATTCTGATAACTTATCAAACCCCAATTTTTTTTTACTAATATAATCATCAAACCAATCAAAAATAAGATCATTTTCAAAATAATGATCAGAAATAGCCAGAATTATTTCATCTATATATTTACTTTGTAAAGCCCTTTCAATTATTCTTTCTATCTGCTTTTTACAGTTTATTTCCATTAAAACTTTACCCGGTAAACGTTGACTATCATATCTAGTTGGTAAAATTAATCCTACCTTTTTATTATTTATCATATTTAAACTCCTGGTATTTTTTGAACACAATGCCGATTTAAAACCAACAAATCAGGTCTTTCTTTTAAAAAATCAATTACATTTTCATGAGTAAAAGTTAAACAATCAAAAAACCTCATAACATGTTTCAATAACAATAAATCCTCTTTATAATCAAGCACTATTCTCCAATCAGGATAAAAATATTGCTCTACAGCACAAACATTACCATATTTTATTATAGGGAATGCTTTTTGCTTATAAAAATGCTGTAATTGTGCAGAATAAGTCCAAATATTCCAACCTGAATGAATTCTATGTTTTTTATTAATAATTAGTTTTTCAATATCAAACAATAAATATGCTTTATAAATTTGGATATCAAAACCAATTGGAAAACTTCGAATCATGCAATTAGATAAATAATGATAGTTATTTAATTCAAATGTAGCCAACATTTGATCTATTTGAAAAGGATCTATAAAAGGACAATCCCCAGTAATATCAATTATATTTATATCATCTTCATCTTTATAAAATTTACTTTCTTTACAAGCATATAAAACTGATTGTAAAGCCTCTTCAGGATGACCCGCACAACAAAAAACATCCTTATTTAAACAAAGATCATAAATAGGCTTATTTCTTTCATCTGGTGTAGTAACTATAATTATTTCATCTATCCTTTTTGATAACTTTAATCTAGTTATCAATACTTCCAAAGATGATAAATCTTTCCATAAGTTAGACATTACTTTACCCGGAAATCTTTCGCTTTCCATTCTAGCCGATACAATAGCCACATTCTTCATGTTATTACCCCTTCAAATTTTATTGTGGAATCCTTTTCTATCAGTTCTATATTGCAATATTTCTTCTTTTTTATCCGTTCCAACAAACTTGTACACATTTTTATTTAAATTAAAAAAATCGTATATCCTTTGAACTTTTAACCCATCTAAACCACAACAGATTAAAGAATTTTTATCTCTTAAAAAATCAAAAATATTCATATATAAAACATACAAAGATTGTTCTAAATTATTATTTTCTATAACAATATCATTCTCATAATCCAAAGAATTAAAATTTCCATAAACTTCTTCTTTTTTCTTATTAAAAATTTTAGTTTTTTTACAATGATCAAATAACTGAATTCTAGCGTTTTCCGTTAAAATATCTAATTCAAAAATACTATAATCTCTACCATCCGAGGGAGTGAAATAGACATTTTTACAATGTTCGAATTCCATCCAAACAGGGAAAGTCAAATCCTTTTGATCATAGTCATCATAATAGTTTATTCGTTTTCCTAAAATGTTTCCAGTTTTAAAATCACCAAAAAAATAACTGCATAAATCTAAAGCGTGACTTGCATCCCGAACAAACCCCCTGACATATATAACGTTGCAAGCTTTTACTTTTCCATAATAATTATTAACTAATAATTCTCGTAATGATTGAATTGAAAAAGAAAATCTCCGAGTATAATTAATTACTAATTGTATTTTTCTTTTTTGATAAAGTTGATAAATTTCTAAAGCTTGCTTATAATTCAAACAGAAAGGTTTTTCAACAATTACTAACTTAGGATTAAAATGCTCTAAAATTTCCTTCAAAACATCATAATGAAATTCGGTAGAAGTAGAAACTGTAAAAACATCTATATATTCATTTTTTCTTTTTAAACCCTGCAAAGATAAAAACCCTAAACAATTCCATTTAAATTGTGCTTCTTCTTTTTTTTCAAAATTTTTATCAACAATATAAAAATCTGTAATTAAATTTGTTTCTCTAAAATGATACAATGCATGAGCGTGTGTTAAAATAAATTTTGAACAAATAGAATCAAATTCATATTGTTTTAATGCTCCAATACTCCCGGCCCCAATAATTGCACAATACATAATTTTTCCTTAATTTTCTATTTTACTGATCCTATTTCTTATTGATACCCCAAAAACTTTATCAGCATAATCAATCATCTCATTTATATGTGTAACAATGATAAATTGTAAATTTAATTTTTTACTCAATTCAGTAATCATTTTAATGGCTTTACTTATATATTCTTTAGACAAAAATTTTAAAGGTTCATCCAAAATAAGTAATCTTGTTTTATTTGATAATGACCATAAAGAAATTCTTAAAATTAAAGAAGCGATGTCAACAATCCCACCACCGGAAGAATTCAAAGGGTCATTCTTTTTTCCATCTTTTAAAAAATAAATTTCAGCTTCAGTCTTTCCTCTTTTTTCAACAAAATCAATTTTAAATTCATAATCTTCATCAAAAATTGATTGTAAAGCCATTGTTATTATAGATGAAATATGTACAATTATTTGGTCTTGTGTCTGTTTTGCTACAATTTGGATTATCTTTTGTGCTTGCTCACTTTCTTCTTTTTCTTTTTTATATGAAGAAATGTTGCTTTTATTAACTTTTATCTGATTTAATAATTGTATTTGTTGACCTTTTAATTGATCTAATTTTCTTCTATATTGCTCAACCATTTTAAATTAATTCCTTTATTACATTAATCTTTTCTTCAAGTTCTTTCTCATCTTTTTCAATTTGTTTTTCTAAAGAATTTACTAATTTTTTAGCTTTGTCTAAATCATCACATTCAAATTCATTTTTTAATTGTTCGGTAAAAATCTGCAATTTTCCTTCAATTTGAGATTTTTTTGTTTTGGATTCGTTAATTTCTTTTTTTAATTTAATAATCAATTCTGCATTATTCATTTTATAATCCCTTCCTTTTCGCATATTCAGCAATTAACAAAGAATCGCCATCTTTATGTTTTTTTATCAAAACTTGTTCTTTTGGAAACAACCTAATAGCAATGTCACAACTCCCCTTTTTCAAAGCTTTTCCTTCTAAACCACTCGGTAAAAATTTCTTTTGCCATTCCTTAGAATCAATATATTGATAAGGTATTTCTAAACATTCAAGAATAATAAGCACTGATTCAAGACAACGAACCGCAGAAATAGAGGCTTTCCACCTTCCTGGATTTACCATAGGTCTTTCAATAAAAGCAAAAAACGAACTTTCTTCATTTTCTTTTTTTATTGAAGTAAATAAATTCAGTAAAGCAATATTATCAATCCTTGTTATATTTTGTTTTGTTTTTGTATAACTTTGCTCTATCTTAACAGGAATTTTACTGAAATAATACTCCCCATCCGGATAAATAATTCCAATGGTCCCAGTAACACCATTATCAACACCAATATAAATTTTACTCATTTTAATAACCCTGCCTCATGTAATTTATTTAATAATTTTATCTGACTATTACACTGAAAAATCAATGCAGCTCTGACATCATTTTTATTTATTTCACCATTCCGAAGTAAATTAACTGTATTTAAAGCCTCTTGATCTAAAAATTTAAGATAAGGATCAATCCAATCAGGTATTTTTATTTGCTTCATAAAATAATCCCAGATTGGAAACACAAGTTTTTAAAATCATCTTCATCCATATTTTTTAAAATTGCTATAACTTGACTTAACTCACAACATCCAGAAAATTTTTCACTCATTGGATTATGATGTTCTTCATTTATTCTAAATTTACAATCACAAGGTTGATTTGCATAGCAACATACATCTTTTCTAATTTTTTCTAAATTTTCAATCAATTTATCTTTGTTTATTCCAAACATAAAAACCCTTTAAAAATAAGGAGTATTTGACAAATACTCCTTAAGTCATCTACAAGTAATTTTCTCTAAAACATTATAAAACAAGCAACGCTTGTCATGGCGGGATCACTGACTTGAACAGTATCTCTCCCCGCGGAAAATTCTAAAATCAAAACTTTAGAATTCACCATGGGGAGTGCTCTACCAATTGGGCTAAATCCCGCATAAAATTTGTCAAGATAGGAATCGAACCTATACCAAGCATTCATTTACTTCCAGTCCTACCATTAGACTACTTGACAACCAAAAAACAAAACATAAACTATATAAGAACAACTAACTAAAATATTTTTAAAAAATGGGACCTCATTATAATTTTACCTATCATAAGGAGGTCCCTTGCATCATCAAGATGTCAACTAAATTATGTTTTTCAATCTTTCACTGTTTATGCTAATCGTTCTAATCTGCCACTGATCTACCCCCGTCCAAATTATTCAAATTTAAACTTAAACTTAACTAATATGGGACGGGGAGCAGGATTCGAACCTGCGCATGAACTTTAATACAGCAATCATCTACTCTACTTAAATAATTTAATTGAAATAAAGCTGTAAGGCAATAAACTAAGTCTAATAATTAAACTAAGTCTAAGTCTTAAGCTTGCCTGTATATTTACAGTATACCGCTATTGATATACTGAAATAATTTTTCTCCAACATACACATTCTTAACTTCACAACTATTAGCTACTGCTCTTGCTGATTTAACAGCATCAATTGCTTTATCAATTCTCTCTAAAAGAATTGATTTTTGATATGGAGTAATTTTACCAGATTTATAAGTTGTTTTGTATTCGCCAACTTGTTTATCCAGGGTAACTAAATCAACCTGTGCAGGATGCTCTTTAGTTGCTTCATATTTAACAATTTTTTCAACTTTCTTTTCTGTTCGGTATTTTACTTCCGGATCAGTTTCAAAAACTCCTGCATCATTAACTAACCACTTTTTAGTAGGGTCTAAAGTGGGAATTACCTTATACATATTACGAATTCTAACTAAATGCTGTTCAAGAGCTAAAAGGGCAGTAGCAGAGAGATACCCAAAGCTTACTTCACCTGGTAATACTAATTCAGCACTTGCTGAACCGGAAGCATTAGTCTCTTCTTTTGAAATCTGTGCGTCAATACCCTTTGAAATAGCCTGTTTAGAATAGTTAATCTTTTCCTTAACAGTAGTAACTATTTCTTTTGACTCCGGTGGAATCTTTTGTTCATTCTCATCATATGGCTCGTATATTTTTGTTAACCCATCAAAATGATCATGCTTTTTACTTAATGTCTCAACTGTTTCATCAATTATATTAATAGCTTGTGTTTTTCTATCATTTTCGACTGCAAGTAATTGATGTAATTTGTTTGTTTCTTTTTGCATAAAACTACTCCTTGTAAATATTAATCTAAAGCTTTTTTTATTTTTTTTTTCGTCCCTATACTAATATTATTGTCTTTTTTGATGTAATTTGCTAAATTTTGTTGAAAATTATTTCCAAATTCATGTTTACCACTTAAACTTTCAACAAAAGCATTCATTTTATTTTCTTCATTCTTTTTAATATCCAAATACTTTCTATCAATCACGTTTTTTTCAATATTAAAAAGAATTCTTTCTATCTTTGTATCTTCATACATCACATAAAAACCAGGTTCAAAATCAATTTGATCAGCATCCATACGTAGCATAGAACCAATATTTATTACCTGACAATCATTCACATAATCAGCAAAATTTAAATGATTATGACCACAAAAAATAAAATCAAATCCAGGTAATTTTTCCGTCAATTGTTCAGGTGTTATACTTCCTGGAAATTTATCTAATGAAATAAATTCATGAACCAGAGCAATATCTATTTTTGATTTTCTTGTTTTTTTATGAAAATCAGTTCCATTATTTAAAAATTCTCCATAATAAAAACCAGTTACTTTAAAATAATCAGTCTCATACGAAATTTTAAAATTATTATTTCCTTCTAATAAAAATAAATTTACCTTTTTTGCTTTTTCCAAAACATTTAAAGAACTTTTTTCTAAATCAACTATTCTATGATTGGGTAAATCATGATTACCGGGGATAGTAAAAAGCCTATTAGGTAAGTTATCAATTAACCATCCTTCTAAATAAGGACTAATTTTATAAGTATCAAGTAAATCACCACAATCAAAAACAGGGCAATTGTTTTTTTCTTGCAATTCTTTTATTTGATTTAGTTTTTTACTTTGCGTTTCAAAATAATTATCTATTCTGCATTTTGGATTTGACTCCCGAAAATGCCAATCCGATGTAAATATCGCCACTATTTTTCTCATTCTGTTTCCTTATAAACAACCTTAATATCTGTATTTTTCCATTCAGGAACTGTATAATTTTCAGTATTTTTTACAAGAATAGAAAAATTAGAATCTTTGATTTTATGGTTTAATTTATTTTCTAATTCTTCTTTAATTATTCTTATTACTTCTTGTCTTGATATTTCAATTTCTATTTTCATTTTAATTATCCATTATTTTCATAAATTTTTTGTAAAATATTATCGATTGCATTGATTTGATTATCAGTAACATGTTCATTTTTCATAATCCATTCTCGAATTCCCTCAATTGTTTTAAAACACCATTCATTATCAATGTCATCCAATATTTCATCACAAATATTTAATTGTTCTTCCCATTCACAATTACTACACACAATAAAACCCCCTAAATTTCAAGTAAATATGGTTTTTTAAAAATTATTCCATCTAATTGTAATAATTCTTTAAAATTTAATTTAATCTCTAAATCGCAGTATAATCCTTGTTTTGCTCTTATTTCAAAAGACTTATCTTTATTTTCATTTAAAAAATCAGTAAAAATATGATTATCAATATGATTAATACTTATCCCGTACCAAATAAATTCATTATCACAATCGACCATAACAACATCAAAAATATGAGAATCAAACAAATCAATATAAAATTTTTTAGCTTCTTCTACATTTTCAGCAGCTATGTATTTTTCTTCTAACCCAATAAATTTAAAAACTTTCATTTTCAATCTCCCAAAAAAGGACAATTTTTATTAATGCACTCTTTAGGAATTAAAGATTTGAATTGATTATTCAATTTATCTAAATCTAAATTATTTAATGAAAAAGAATCATTTAAATATTCTAAATCATCAATAATATTTTTTAATTTTTCAATTTTTACTTTTTTATTATCAAGAATAGAATTTAATCCATCAACCTCTAAAATATTTTTTTCAATTCCAACATAAACATTTATTTTTTCTATCGATGAATTACATGTGATAATATTATTATACAAACTAATTAACGAGGATAAACAATCTTTTTGTTTATTTAAATTCAATCTAAATACATCAAAATCATTAACTTTTTCCTCAATTTTAATACAAGAATTCATTTTTTCTATTATTTTATGACAATCAATAATATTATTAATTAATAATTCAATATTTTCTTTATCTTCTTTTTTATTTTCCAAACATTTTTCAAATTTATCAGCTACATTTATTAGTAACTCAACACTTTCTAAATTTTCATAATTATTTAATTGCTCTTGATTTTGTTTTAATATTTCCCTTTCTGTATTTAATTTATCCTCAAATTGTTTTTTCATTTTTGAAATATTTGCTAATGTTTTATCAATAATATCTAAATTAATTATTTCATTAATATAACGAGCAACCTCACCAGACGAATTAGAAAAAAGAAAAGGAGCATCCATTTGATACTGAAAATTAACACTGGACATATTTAGTATTTTTTTTATTTCCTCCGGAACATCCTGACCGAAGGCTTTAAATGGATTTTTATAATCATTATCTAGAATGTATAAATTTTCAGTATCGTTTTTTATTCTCTCAATAACATGATTATTAATTTCAATTTTACATGATGTTTCCCCTCCCCAATCACTCCTAAAAAAATCCCCCCCAGGTCTATTATTTATTAACCAGTTTATTGATCGTAAAATTACAGATTTTCCAGAACCAGACGACCCTACAATTACATTTACCCCATTTGATAACTCTAATTCTGTTTTTTTATGTGATTGATAATTTTCAATGTTTATTTTTTTAATCATAACTCATCCAATAAATTTTTAATTGTTTCTATCATTTCCAATGAAGGTATATCCTGACTTATAACTGAAAACTTTTTAAATGTTTCCAATTGACTTTTTATATTATCAGTTTTTTCAATAATACTTATTGCTATTTGAGCCAATATGGGAATTATAATTGATATTTTTCCCATATTTGGAATAGTTTCTTCCGTTTTTATTATAGAAGCAATAGCATGAACTACTTTTCCTTTTCCAACTTCCAGTAAAGCATCTTTAATAATCTCTTTCTTTTTTTCCTCACTAAAATTTAAAAATTCTTCTAAACTCTCCATTTAAAATCCTCCTAAAATTTCTTTTTTCGTTCAACTCTCAAAGCATCCTCAACTTTATTCCACAAATCAACAACACGACTTTTTAACTCACCTTCTAAATTGTTCTTTTCAATAAATTGAATTAACTTTATGTCAGAAGTAAAAGTGTTCTTATCATCCCAAATCATATCTCTTTCTTTCTTTTCTGTTTTAATATCCCCTTCAGGAGTAATCAAATCATATAAAAAATAAATATTGGATTTTATATCATCGATCCCATATTCATTATCAATAAACAAATAACAACTTCGACCAGATTTACCCAATTTATTTTTTTCTACAACAACCCGAATCAATGTTGATGTTTGCCGTATAAAATTTTTTCCTTCAACCGTTACTTTTTTTCTTATTTTCTCAATAAGATAAATCCATACTATTTGTGCCGCATAAAATTTTAACGCTTTCCCACCTGTCCGATCTTCCTTTTTTCCATAAACAACACCAACCTTATCTCTCAATTGGGAAGTAATCATCAAATGAATTTTTTTTTCATAAAGATCTTTAGAATGTAATCTAAAAAATTTTGATAAAGTTTTAGGTTTTCCAGAATAATCTTCTTTTATCTCAACATCAGCATCACCTTTTTTCTTTAATGAAGCTCCCACTTTAACCATATCTTTTTCATGTTTTTTTTGTTCTCGGTTATCAGAAACACCATCTAACGAATCAAGAACATACATATAATCTTTACTTGGATCACATTTTTTACACAACTTTTCGACATTATAAATAAATTCTTCCACTGTTTCCGATTGTTTAGGAAGTAATTTTGCTTTAAATCCGAACATAAAATCAGTATCCAACGTAAACCCTGTTTCCGCATTATCAAAACAATGATCAAACTTTTTATTATTTCTGCAATTTTCCCCCAACGTTTCACAAGCTATCATTGTTTTTCCAGTTGCTTCCCATCCGCAAATGTTAGAAATAAAACCCTTGCCCCATCCACCACCCAAACACAAATCAAGTAAAGTAATACCACTAGAAAGAAGTTCTATGTCCTTTCTAGTGGTTTTTTGAATTGGATTTGATAACCGCTTTATAATTTTATCAGTCAAATCATTTTCTTTTTTCATAATTCTAAATTTCCCACATCATCATTTGTTAATCCCAATTCTTTGCATATTTCTTTTTTATGCCTTAATCCAATGTTGATTAAGGCATTTAATAATTCATATTTTTTTATATTTCTACGTGTTTTTTTTGGATGGTGGAAAGTTATTTCATTAATCTTTTCTCTGATATTATCGATTTCAACAGTAGTTGCATCTGATAACTCATATAATTTATTATCACTCATTTACATTCCTTTAAAATGACATTTCTTTTTTTTCTGTACAATCTTCCCAATCTTTACAGGAAACACATTCTTTCTTTTTATCTGTATCTACTCCGAATTTATGCCCTGCAGAACATACTTTTTCTTTTACTTCTTTTATTTTTGATTTTCTTTTGGTTTCCTTTTTTATGGAAGAACTTGTTTTTTCCAATTTTTTAATTTTTTCTTTTGCTTCTTTTACCTTTTTATTTTTTGGTTTTTCTTCTTCCTCTTCATCATCAAATTTTTCTTCCTCTTCATCTTCTTCATCATCTTGATTATCTTCTTCCAAATCTTCAAATAACCCATTGGAATTATGTTCTTCATCTTCTATTTCATTTGCAGCCACATCATCAAAATAATTATCTTCTTCCTCTTCTTCATCATCATCATCATCTTGATCAAAATCATCCCCAACAAAAGCGGATTTTACTTGCTCATATGTTGGAATAATCAACAATTCATCAAGACAAAAAACAGAAGATAATATTTTTTCCGGGATAGCTTTATTTCTTTTCTCAAATTCAAAACTTTTATATTTTGCATAAGGCTTGCCCATAAATTTTCCTTCAATTGCTCTAAACTTAATATAAAATCCATCTTCTGAAGGATCAGGAAAACAGATAACATCTTCACCTTTTGAACTTGCTTTAGCTTCTTCTAACATTTCTTTTTCAAACAAAGCATAAGAAGCATGAAAAATTTGAATCTTTCCAGGTTTTTCATCGAGACAATCCAATACATTATAAACAGCCTTTTTACTTGGGTTTAATTTTTTTATTAAATCTTCATTCTCATCATAATTTTCTTTTAATCGATCAATTTCCTCACAAATAGGACATGCCTTTCCATAAGTTCTTTTCATACAAAGAAATTGATCTTTATTAATTCCTACTTCTTTATGTACAAAGTACTCAAGTATATAAGTACTATCTCCTTTTTTAACTTTTGGATCATTATTTGTGTTTACCGGATAAGGCAAAATAATAATTTTATTTTTTTTATCATAAGACGCCTTATATAATTTAACACCTTCCGGAATGTTTAAAACCATTTCTTTATCAATCATAGAATAATCATCACGTTTTTTGTGGTTTTCATTTATTCTATTTTTCATACTATTTTTATCAAAACTCATAATTTATTCCTTATATAATTTAATTTTACTCTGAAATTTCATCAAAAATAATTATGACATTATTTCCAATTATATTAGTTTTTAAACCGTTTTTTAAATCTAAAATATTTACTTTTATACAATCTCCACTACTTTCATTTTCAAAATAAGAATTTAAAAACTTTCTCTCAAAAATAATTTGTCCAGTATATGAAGAATAAGCTTTTACTATTCTAGTCAATCCGTTATTTTCAGAGTCCCTATTTTTTTCATAAGATAACAAAAAAGCTTTTGAACACGAAAACAAAGCAAAAATAACCAATAAAAAAAACAAATAAAATTTTATTTTCATTAAAACCCCCTTTTAATAATTAATTTTTAATCCACATGTAAAAGCTTTTCCATTTTGTCAATTTCTTCCTGTGTTGGATCTTCCTTTTGTAACGCTTCAATAAGATTTTGCTTGTATTGCAAAGGTCTATTTTCCCAATCCATAAGAACTTTTACAATTTCCATTGTTCTTACAGTAAAGCCTTTTTTGATGTATTTAGCAATACGATAAACCTGTGCAACCGGGCAATGTATATTTTTAATTACAAGTGTATTTGAAGAATTGAAAAAATCCTCATCCGCAATAGCTTCCAATTTATAGCTTTTTTTAGTTTTATCAAAAGCACTAAATATTTCTACTCTATAAATTGCGGCCCTGGTTATAGTAAAATCAAAATTATTTAATACTTCGATTACACTTTCACTAGAAGTATGAATAAATCCTGCATCAAATGGTTTTATTAATTGAATTGGATATTTACCAGAAAAAGCATATTTTAATGAAATGGCAATTGGAGAAACTCGATCTTCAATATAAAGATCAGATAAAAATCTGTCTTTTATTCGATCAAATGCTTCGATATTTTTACAATAAATATCAATATCAGAACAATCTTTAAAATCCTCTTTTTCTTCCAAACAAACCCGGGCAAACCCACCACAAATAAACCCATCATCCTGGATAAAATTATCAAATAAATCATTTAAAACTTTTTGAAAACGTTTTATCTGGCATTTATCATATTCACTTTTATTTGATCTAATTTCAAAATCTCTCATTTATTCAATCCTCCTTTTATTTTATTTTGAGTACTGTCCAAAATTTTTTCTTTTATACTTGGCTTTTGTTTTGGTTCTGAATTATAACCAAAAATCCAAAAGTCAGTCAATCGCTCTAAAGCCTTCTTTTTATGGTCAAAGGCATTTAAAGCACCCTTTGCAATATTCAAATTAAAACGGGCTTTATTTAAATCGGATTTCAATTTTTGATAATCTTCATTCAAAATTATTTCATTTTTTATACTGTTTTCAGTTGGTTTTTTTTCTCGATTTTCTTCCCTTATTTTCTTATCAAGAGTAGCTTCCAATAAATCAAGTTGATTTTCTTTGTTTGAAACTTCATCCGAACAATATCCATAATAAATTTGCCAATTTTTAAATTTATCAGAATGACTCATAAACTCTTCATCAAGTTTTTGATCATTAATTTGAAGGTCTTTATCAATGTTTATTTTTTTAACAATGTCAGACAAAGATTCTATATTTAAATATGTGTTTTCTT